AGCATCATAACTGTCTTCTATAAAATCAAATATTTTAGTTTCTAGTGTTGTCATTGTTCATTCAAGAATAATTAGGTTGAGTAAAATTTGGATTATGTTGTGGTAAAACTTTAGGAATAACTCCAAATTGTTTATAACCATTTTCATCAGTATAATAACCAATATCTTGCCATTCTTTATTGACTTTTGTAGATGATCTTGGAGCATTTCCCATTAATTCTTCATCTGCTAATTCACACATTCCCATTGCTGCTACAATATCAAATTTTCTTTTATTTAAAAAAGAATACTTAATTAATTCATTTAACATATCAAGAATAGTTATTTCATGACAATAATCACTAACATAGTTTTCAACTAAATCAAGATAATGATTAATATTTGGTACAGTTGCAGAACAACCATACATTCTAGTATTTGCTTTATTTACATCACTTGTTGTTGCACGAGGTCGTAAAAAAAGTAAATTTAATTTTTTTTCAGTTTTAAAATGTGTTATTAAAGATACACGAGAAGTTTCAATTACTGCTTTACAATTGTAATACATTAAAAGTTTCATTGCAGTATCATATGCATCACGTACATCTTTAGGACGATACTTATACATAGCTACATATTTAGGATCTTTTAATCCAAATTGTCTACGTTTAATTACAATACAAAATGATGATACATCTTTTTGACCTGTAGATGAAGTTTCATCACTATCAATAGAGTCAATACCAGCTACATATAAATTATTATAAGGTATATTATTTTCATCTGTTCAAGGTTCTTCAACTATAGTAATTAAACCTTTATCAGTGTATTCAAGAGAGGGTGCTTTTTGTCTATTAGCTCCACCTATTTCTTTACTAAATTCTCAATTTAATTTAGCCATTTTAGGAAGTTCAACTGTTTTATGTAATTCAATATTAGCAATTTGTTCAGCTAATAACTCAGTATCAAATCTATTATCCCCTTGTCTAATAAGTGCTTCTTCTGGTGTAAAACAATACTCTGATTTATATTCAAGTAAGTTTTTTGCATTAGATGATTTTTTAACTCTTATAGAATTATAATAAATTTTAGCATCTATTTCATTACAAACTCCACGTGAATCACATGAAGGAATATGCATTGTATATGCTGGAATAAAAAATCCTGTATATACATATTGACCATTTTCAGTATGATTATGGTAATATGGTAACATATTATATTCACTAGGATTATAAAACATACCAGCTAAACCTGCTAATTGAGGTCCTTCATCACCACCTGTACCCCAAACAAATCTTGAACCAATACGTTTACCTAAAATATTTACTAAGGCTTCAGATTGATTATAAGAAGTTACTAATATAGGATTAGATCCAGCTTCTTCAAGGAACAAACGTTCTAAACGTCCACCACGTAATTTACGAGGTTTATCTACAACTTTACCTTCTAAAGTAGCCATCCAACCAAATTCAGTCCCTTCTGTAGTTACTTTAGAAGCACGTTTTTTCATGTCTGAATCTTTCTTCATTCTAACATGTTCAAAACCACCTTGTGTTTCAGTATTTAGAAACTCTAATTGTAACCAAGCTTTATCAAGTACATCTCTTACAAATCCCTCAGCAGCAGCAGCATATAAACATCTTGATTTAGCAACTGTAGTATAAACTCGTACTCCTAAAGATGCAGCAATTTCTGAAAAACCAACACCACGTGCTTTTAATGATCCAACATCAAATCCAGATTTTTCACAAAGATCTATATAATGAAAATATTCATATTGTTTAGAAAAGAAATCTGGGAATGTTTCAAGGCGACCTTCTGCAGCTTTTTGAATATTAGTTACATTAAGTAATCTATAAAAATTTAACCAGAAATAATTATCTCCAGTTATTGTATATTTTCCAACAGTATATCCATCTTTACATCTCTCCATTTGAGTATCCCAGAATTCATCATATAATTTAGAACCTTCTCTAAATGTACTATATTTTCCAGTTTCATCATAGATTCTACCAGCTTCTGTAAAAGGTGCTGATACAAAATCCAAACCTTTAGTCATTGTAATAGGTCTATAACCTGTAAGTTCATAAGATAATTCAGGATCAAAAAATACAATTGGTTCACCTAATTTTACATCTCATTCATTTTTATTACGTCTAAGTTTTTCTTTTTTCTTATCCAGTTCTAATTGTTCTCGAAGTAATTCAATTTCCTCAACTTCTAATTGAGCTTTAGTTTTAATTATTTTTACTTCATTAACTTCCTCTTCTTCTATAATAGTAGGGATAGTTGCTTCAATTATTTTAAATTGTTTTTCAACTTTCTTTTTTTCTATTTCTTTTTTCCCTGCTACTATTGTTTTTTTTGCAGCTTTTGCAGTTATTTCTAATTCTTTTTTAGTAGCCATAATTATGAATCAAATCGTCCTCCGATGCGACCACCTCTAAGTGAACTTTCTTTTTCTTGCTCTTTTTTGTAAGATTCTTCTAATATTTCTATATTTTCTAAAGCTTTTCCAGTTTTTGACATTTCATCAAGAACATCTTTCATTCTAAATATAGGTTTACCTGTTACAGCATCTCTTTCATCAAAATCAAGATTATCAAAATAGATAGTCATTCTATCTACCATATTTTTTTGTGATTGTAATAATTTACCAATCTTAGAAGTTTCTTGAATTAGTTTGTATTTTCTACAAGCACATCTGAATACTTCATCATCAAATTCTTCTTGTTCTAAACCACCGTCTCTTAAAGCTTCTTCGTGCCTTTCTTGTTCCGAATATTTAGCATATGGAGAACTCCAATCAATAGCACAATATATATAAGTAAATTCTCTAAATGCTTTAGTTTTATTTTTACCCGTAGGATCTTTTTTAGTTTCATTTCTTTCATTAGTTCATAAATCAGCGAACTCCTTAATTAAAAGGACGTCCGCTTCATTAATAACTACTTCCTTCTTCATATTATCATAAGAAAATAATTTTAGCATATATTTATTTTTTAATATTAATTACATTGACCACCACAGCATGAACATACTGTTGATAGAATTCCACCATTTTTATGTAGTTTAGTACCACATCCACATCCTTTTAAACATTTTTTAGCTTTCATTTTAGAACCTTTAGCCATTTTAGGTTTAATCATTGTAGACATATCTTTCTTTTCTACAATTGGATCAACTTTTGGTTTAGTTTTATTTTTTAAATAACCACCTTTTTCTTTTTTCCAAGGAGTAAGTTGTTTATCATCAGATGGTATATTTTTATCTTTACTAGAAGTATTTGGTACACCTTTTTTCCAATCTTTTGGATTCATATCAGTTCCACCTTCATTTTTAGTAGGTACAGCATCATCTGATACAGGATTTGGTTTACCTTTTAAAACTGGGATAGGTTTAGTCACTTTAGCCCCTTTTTGTAGATAACCACCTTTTTTAGCAAATGTAGCACCTTCCCAAATACTTGGTTGTGTAGTTATTGTTTCTGGTAATACTGATGGATTTTCTGGTATTTCTCCTGCAGAAATATTTTGTTGCATTGTATTTAAATAAGATTGTTTTGCATCTCTTGCAGTACGATCTAAAGTTTTAAATACATCTCTAGTTGCCTCATCCCATTTACCATTTGGTTGTAATCCAGCAGTTGCTTGAATTTCTCCAATTGCTTTCATAGTTTCTTTACCAAATTTACCATCTACCACTAAATTATGTCCTAAACTATTTAAATGGATTTGAACCCATTTAACTTGATCAGGAGTTAAATTAGCATTATTTGCTTCTACAGGTGAATGAACATTATCAATAGGTTGAGAAGGTTTAACTGCAGATTTTACAGTTGTTTTAGATACTACTTTAGTTTGTTGAGGAGGTGTAGATCCTGTAGGTTTAGCTACTATTTTTTTAGCAGTTACAGTTACTGTTGGTAATTGTTTTGGATTTGCTTTTGTTCCTACTGCAGGAGTACGTTCTTCCCATGAACTAATACTTCCATTTGTTGGTCTGGACATAGGTTTTACAGGTTCTTTTGATGAAACATTAGTTGCATCTTTTGCTGCAGGTCTAACATACATTCCACCTTTTTGAAGACGTTGTATAAATTCTAATTTAGCGCCATTCTTTGCAGAAGGAGTTCCACCTTTTAATTGTTGCATAATTGATTGTATCATTTGTGAAGCTTGTTCTTGAGGCATACCTTGTTTTACTAATTCTTGTAATACTTCTTCTGGTTGTGCACCACTTTGTAATGCTTTAGCTACTTGTTGTGCTATTTGTTGTTGTTGACCTTCTGCAGGTGCAGCACCTCCTTGTTGATATTTTCTATTTAAATATTTCATTAATAAATTTTATTTAAGTTTCTGTAAGTCTTTAGTTGAGAATACATGTTCTAGTAATTCTCCTGTAGTAGTAAACCACATACATAACATACCTTGAAAGTAAGTACTTTTATCTTCATCTTTTGGTTTAATTGTCATAGTTTTTTTCTTAACAATTATCATAACCGGTTTATTAGGTATATCTTGTTTCAGTTGTACTCTGTCACCTGGCAAGAAATATACTTTATCCATATTATATTCGTTCATTTGTAAATCTTGTTGTTAAATTATCATTAATTATAGATACTAAATTTTGTTCTGCAATATTCCAAAATCCTTGTCTTAAAAATGGTACAGGTCTAGCTGATCTAGTATCATAAAATACATCATCCCCTACTTGTACATATTGTGT